GTGCCTTCAGCGAAGGGATTGGCGACCATGCCGTAGCGAGTCTTGAATCCGATCTTGGGCTGGAAGGTGTCCTGACCAACGGCACGGACCATCTGGAGAGGTACGTAGGGGCAGTAGAACAGACCAGCGTCATAAGGTGAGGAACCCTTATAACCAACAACGTAGTACTGGAGTGCAGAGTTGTTGGAAGCGAAGGGATCGATGTAGACGCGATACTTACCGTTGATAGTACCAGCAAAGGTGTTGCCAGCGTCGTCAACGTTAAGGTTGGCGTTAAGGGCAGGGGTGTAATCAAGTACACCAGCCATGGTTAGAGCAGAAGCAACATCAGCGGAAGTTAGGATGATGTTACCCTTTCCACGACGAGTTCTTTGTGCGATCTGGTTGGCATCGCGCTCGATCTGGAATAGTAGACCCTTGAACTTCTCAACGCTCCAGCGACCGTTAGAGTCGATGTCTAGGTCAAACTGACCAGCGGTAGCAGTGTTGAGTTGAGCACCAGCCTCAGCAGACTTGTAGATGGTTCTGATAACTTCGCGGTTGATCTCAGCCATGATCTCAGTAGAGAGAATGTTGGCGAGTTCAGCCTCGGCGTTTAGACCATGGATTGCCTTGAGGTCTTGTGCTAGTTCTAAGGAGTACTCTGCTTTGAGTGCTCTGGACTTAGCGGTTACAGTGACTTTCTCGATTGAGAATGCCATCTGGTTGAAGTCAGTTCCGCTCTCGCCTAGGGCCTCAGAGTCGGTGACATCCATACCCTGACCTACGCTGTAGGTGCTGGGAGCAGCATTAGGATCGAGAACACCAGGGTTGGAACCACGCTGTAGGGTAGTACCGAAACCAACGCTACCGCCGCTGTCAGAACCACCAGTGTAGTCGCCCTGAGTTGCAGAGTAACCAGAGTTCTGAGCGGAGAATGCGGAATCGGGCTCGTTGAATAGAGCTTCGGTTCCAGTCATGTTCTCATAGCGAGAACGCATTGCGAAGATTAGTCCAGTAGGACCGTTCATGGGCTGCACACCAGCGAGGTCATAAGCGACCAAGTTGGGCATGGAGCGACGGATGAGGCTGATTAGTACGGGATCGAAACCGCCAGTGGGAGTGCCGCTGTCAGTGCCGCTAGTACCGCTGAATCTTCCACCACCACCAGTAGAGAAGGAGTTGGTAGGGGTTGCTTCGGATAGATCGTAACCTTCAGAGAAAGCACGCTCTTCGTTTAGAAAACGCTCTTGGTTTTCAAGGAGTTGGGCGGTGACTGCACGACGGTGGTTGTCCTTAATGGAATCGCAACCTTCGTAGTCTAGAAGTGGAGCCCACTTCTCCATTAGTTGGGGATTGTTGTACATTTCTTGGGAGTTAGTTTAAGGTTTTACAAAAATGATCTATGTTAACGATCACTTAATTCTGGAGAGAGTATCTAAGTAGCGAGACATTGAACCAGTATAGTCTGGACCACTGCCTACACCCTCGGATAGAGTTTCTGAAGTGTCAGCAACGACACCTTCTGTTGGGAAGTATGACTCTCTTAGAGTCGTTAACTTTTCACGGTAAGATTCTTCACCCTCAAACTCAACACCTTCTGCTAGAGAAGCGAGTTTCTCCTTCTGTGTTAGTGCAAGACCTTCAGAAACGGATGCGAAGATACCTTCAGCAGTGGTTTCGCCCAGTCTCTTGTTCAGTTGGATATTTCTCTCGATTTGCTCGTTGAGCTTGGTCTCCATGTCATCAAGTTTTTCTACCATATTCTCAACAACATCATATTTATCTTCAGGGATGGATACATAATGATCTTCAAAAAGACTCTTCATTCCTTCGAGGAAGGATTCGGTCATCTCAGTCTTCAGACCTTGCTCGATCTGAAGTGCATTTTCTTCGACCCATTCTTGAGCAACGTACTCAAGATATGCATCGACTCTTTCAACTAGTTCGGACTTCATGCCTTCTAGTTGTTCTGTAAGAGCTGCTTCTGATTCTTCAGCGATTTTCGCTTTAGCTTGCTCTACACGCATGTGTACAGCAGCTTCAAAAACAGTCTTTGCTTTTTCTTGGAACTCTTCGGAGAGTTCTTCGCCAGCGAATAGAGCAGCAACGTCCTCTTCGACGCTGACTTCTTCGATGGTTTCTTCTTGGGTTTCTACTTCTTCTTTGGCAGTTGCGCCTTTAGCAGTAGGAACGGGTGCTTTACCTAAAGATGCACCAGGATCTTTTAGTTTTGCAGAATCGTCGTCGGGTCTGTAGTTCTCGGGGGTAGGACCACCAAGATCTTCGACCTGAGCACCACCAGCGACCATAGGATCACCAGCAGCCGCGCCTTTTTTCACGACGTTTTCCATTTCTTGTAAATTAGCGGACATTTGAACTCTCCGAATGTTAGATCTATTTGTGAAAATCTATACTTATTTATAATTTATAGATTTGATAAGAAGTTTTGGAATAAGTTTAACTTATTTTCTTCTAGTTTATTTTGATCAACTAAGGTGTTAATCTTTTTATATGTTTTTTCTGCAAGTCTTTCGCGGAGAATGCCTCCATCCCAGACCCACTCTTTACCTTCCATGATGCCATCAACGAAAGCATCAGGTGCGGAGGGATCTGCTACAATATCAGCTGCAGTTGCTAGAGAGAAATCATCATTAACCATACTATAGCCTTCTCTGGTTGGAGAAAGTGTTCCAACACCACGGGAAGATACGCCAAGTTTCACTCCATCATTGAGGAGAGATTCTGCAATCTTACCCATTGGGGTTGAGAGGATTTTAGCCTTTCCAATAAAGTTGTCACCCTCTCTTTGGAGTGAAACAATTTTATGAGAAACTCTGTCAAGGTTAATAGAAGGACCATCGGGATGGCCTAGTTCTCCTAGGGCACGACCTTTATTAACAAAATTTTCATTGTAACGCTTTACTTCTCTTTCAAGAAGACCAGCGTCATACATTCTTTTGTTTCTATTGGCAATGTTGCCCTGAAGGAAAACTCCTTCAATGTAGAGATTCTTTTTACCGTTGCGTTGCTCAACGATAATCTCTACCTGTTCGATTTCTTCTCTGATGAGTTTCATTTTTTTTAAACGGTAAATCCTACTTTGGTTGCCTTTACATCTGAAGAACCAGCAAGGATCATGTCTTTATGCTTCTTCTCAATGTATTCAACAGTGCCTGTTGGCATAGTCATAGAACCAATTCCTTGATAATTTTCATCAAGAATAGTAATTAACTGAGCTGCTGCGTTGCTGTTGTAAAGGCGAACAACAGTAGCTGCACTAAAACTAGATGCTGTTCCAACAGTAGTTGGGCAGTTTGTTTGTGGTCCTAGGACAAGTGATCTTGCCATTATTCGTCTCCTGATTCAGGTTCAACTTCAACTTCAGTTTCACCTTCAGCATCTTGAACACCCTCGTCTCCGAAGAGTGAAGCTGCTGCATATGGACGTAGGGCATCAATTTTTGATGCTGCTTTTCCATAAAGCGCATCTTTGATACCATCACTAACATCTGCCGCACTGGCTCCGCTAGCAATTAAATCAACAATATCTTCCATGAAATAAAGAAATTAGTAACTAGAAAGTATTTATTACCTTAGATTGCTCCACCTTCTAAATCAACTGGATCGGTAACTTCAGTTGAACTTGCATCAATATCCATATCCATTGGTGTTGCTCCCATCATGTTTGGATCTTCAATGGGATTTCCATTCTCATCAGTGGGAACATTTGGATCTGGTAAGATGCCTTTTTTAATTTCATCTTCAATCTGAGCATCAATTTCAAGAATCTCTTCATCAGTTTGACGAAGAACTTTTCTGCGGAGATACTCAACAGAATAGTATTTGCCAAGATAAGGTTCTGATAGTTGTGCAAGACTCAATCTTCCTTCAAGAAGTTCTTTCTCTTTGAGTTCTGCAAAATGATTATCATACATATAATCAAATTGAATATGCTCAGCCAGTTTTGTCCAATCTTCTGGTGTGCAAATATTCTTAAGAAGACATTGAGTTCTCAGCATATCAACAAACAAATTGCTGAAACGCTTTCTTAGACGACCAACAAATTTAGAAAACTTGAGTTCGTCACGTAAAATTTCGGAGGAACGACCTAGATTGAAACCACCTTCTGCACCAATTCTAGATTCTGGTACACCCAATGATCTATAAAGTTTCTTTTGGAAGTAAGAAACATCACTGAGTTCTCCAAGGTTTTGTCCACCAGGGAGAGTAGAAATTTCAGTTCCACGACCACCTTCACGTCTGGGGAGCCAGAAATCTTCCAGCATAGACATGAACTTCTTATCATCGCGAACTTCGCCAGTGCTTGCATCGTAAACTAGTTTGTTACGATAGCGGTTCATTACATCTTTTAGATATTGTTCCGCCTTTACTTTTGGTAGATTGCCAACATCAATGTAGAAAATTCTACGCTCAGGAGCTCTTGATAGTCTATAGATGACGAGAGAGTCTTCAATCATTCTGAGTTGATTGAGAGACTTGATTGCTTTGTGTAGATATGAGAGAACTACACCTTTATTTCTATCTACAAGACCAGAGGTGCAGTATGTGATAGAATCTTTTGAAAATTTGATTCCTTTTACACCACTATATCTATCACCCATACCACCAGCATAGGTTGGTTTGGGTGTATACATGAAATATTCTTCAATTTCTGGGAACTGAACTACTTCTTTTTGTTGAGTTCCGTTTGGTTGTCTAAAGATAGCACTACCATTTCGTCCGTCTTGATCTTTTTTCTTTTCTTCACGGACATACCTCATTTTAAGAGGATCGATATATCTTAACTCTTTAATCCCTTCATGGGGTTTTTTGATATCGATTACTTTATGGTAATATAATCTTCCGTCAATATACCAGTTTCTGAAAATCTCATGAGATTTAGCATCAAAATTCATCAAGTCTTTGATGTTTTTGAACTCATCTCTAATTTTTTTCTTAATGCCATCGCTAGCTGGCAGATTATCAAGATTGATAGTAACGGGAGTATCATTTAGATCACTGACAATTGCTTCATTTACAACATCTTCGATAGCTGTGTCTGCTTCTGGATGAAGAGACATCTCCCTATATCTTTTTACTAATTCAAATTCTGATTTATATACACCTTCAAGGTCTAGATATTGACCATAAAAATTACTAGCAATATAATGGTCAACCCCGTCCTCATTATTTTGAGGAACGGGGGATACTATACTTTTAGATTTCTTCTCGTTATCTTCAATAGAGAATCCAAAAAGTCTCGCCATGTTATAAAGTGACTACGTTAATAAGATTATTTATCAATCTTATAGAATGTCACCTGCGCCAGATCCAGCATTGTTGCCGTCTCTAGCAGTCCAGTATTGAACTTGTAGTTCAACAGTGAACTCTTCTAGAGTGTCAGAAGAATCATATGATAGATCAATCTGAGAGACATTTGTTGGGAAAACGTCATGGAACTTGTACTTTCTAAGTACAGATCCGTCTCTATCTAACTGATAAACAAAGGCGTCTGCTTGATAATCAGCAGGATTGACTGCACCAGTTGCGTCGGTGACGCGGTTGATGAAGTTCATCCATCTTTCAAAAGCACCTCTGATTGTGAAATCAGTGTCATTGATGACTGTGATAGTCCAGGTGTCAAACGTTCTGTCTCCAGCAATTTTGAGTAGACGACCACGGAAAGCAACATCAATAGGAGCAATGTTTGATGCAGGCAGCGCAGCTGCCTTTACCATAAATCTTGCTTCATTAACAACGTTGTTAGAGACGTTTAGTTCTCCAGGGAAAGCTAACACAACTTCAAATAAGTTGGGACGGGCCCCGCCACCCTGTAGCTTATTCTTGAAATCGGAAATAGTCCTTAAGGCGGGTTTGTTCTGTTGATTCTTGGATGCCATTTTAGGTTAGACCTCTAATTAAACGTTTCCGATGACTTCATCGAATGAAACACCAGTGCGGGTGGCCACAAAGGTGAGTCCGACGAAATTGATAGAACGTGCTGGTTTGATGAATACGTCCGCAACAAATTCGTTACGGTCAATTACAGCAGAAGTGTTGTTGGTTTCGTCACAAATAACCACGAAATCTTGGATTCCGCGATTTGATTGAACTTCTCTTAGGAAAGGTTCAACAGAGTTGACGAAATTAGTTCTAGTGATTTCATCGTTGAATTCAAAGAGTTGATCTCTTGCAACGGATGCGATTGCTTTCTCAAGATAGATGAACAATCTACGAACGTTGATTCTATCAAAGGCAGAAGCCTTAGCGAATCCAGTCTTATCACCGAAGAGAACAATACCAGAACCAGGAATGAAGGTTACTGGATTGATTCTATTGCTATAGAGACGATCTCTTTCTTCCTTCGCGGGGTTGTAAGGAAGTTTAACAGCATTGAGGATTGCTCCTCTATCTGTTCCTGCGGGTGAGAACCAGGGGAAATCATTGATATCGGTTCTCGCACAAGTTCCAGCAACATCACCATTTAGAGGGATGTAGCGGAATCTATCAGCGAAGCGGTCATATGTGTACTTATAACCACTATCAAAGACAGCGAATGATGAAGATGTGATTGGTGAATAGTGTCCAATCACGTTTGATGTGATTGTCTCAACATCTCTGACTACAGACTCAGTAGCACTGTCTTGGAATAGAGCAGCTCTATGTGGGGAGAGGAATGCAATTGCATCTTTTCTCTTCTCAGCGATTTCAATTGCTTTCAGACCAATTGCTTGTGTCTGCTCCTTAGTATAGTTGCCAGATCCTTGTAGAACAAAGTCTACAGTATATTCATCGGGATTCTTGAGAAGATCGTATCCAGCAGAAAGTTTAGAAATATCCGCTGCAAGAGAAGTTGTGGATGATAGTCCGCTTGTTCCGTTATAGTTTAGACCACCTGCCATTGTGGCGGTAGTGTTACCATATCCAGCGAATGAAATTCCAGAAGCGTTTTGATCCCAAGCAATGTCAGTTACGGGAGTGAATCCGTTACCAGTATTGAGTTTGAAATCTGTTGCTACAGTGTCAGCAGGAGCTCCACCAGCAAAGATGTATCCAGAACCACTTGCAACGTAAGCTCTGTAGTAAGATGCAGAACCACTTTCAAATTGACCATCTTCTGCCTTAGAAAGGTTTAGATGCTTTTCAAGAATAGTTCCAGGATTTCCTGAGATTGATCCATCGTCGTCGATTACAACAACGTGAACTTCATCAAATCTGGCGTTTCTGGTTTCAGCATATTGTGAAGTTCCAGGACGATCTGCGAGTTGATTCCAGAAAATTTCTCCACCAGTGAAGGTGATCTTCTGAGAATCGAACCAGTCTGCTGCAGTGTTTGATCTGATTGAACGGTTGAATGTTACACCAGTACCAACTGGAAGAGTTCCACTTGCAGGTCCAGCAACAGTTGTGCTAAATCCAGCGAATGCACCAATGGTAACAGAACTGGTTCCAACTCCAGTAACTGTTAATCCATATCCAAGATGTGGAACACTGAGGGTGTCATTTACAACAACATCAGAAGTATTGGGGTTGATAGCAACGGGAATAGAAGTAGTTCCAGTGGTAAGGCCAACAGATTCTGTTACTGTTGCCAGTTCGTTACCACCAATTACACCTTCACCAGAAGAGTTGATGATTCTTACATCACCAGTGAATCTGTAGATTCCGTTTTCTTGATAATCAACTTGTGTTGTAACGCCAGCGACACTTTCATGCTGTACAAATTTTACGTCAATATAATCGGTGCCTACGTCAGTTACAATTCCTTTGAATGCACCATCCAATACTGCAGTAGAACCAGCACCAGGAATAACAGTTCCAGAAGGAACAACCTG